ACTCCAATCATCCATCTTTCAGCGCGACTTCCGAGATTGTTGTTATCAAGGAAATTCTGTTTTCTTCCTATCGCATCTTTTGTGTAATATGGAAGAAAGGTATCAGTTGTTTCTACCAGCATACCATCTTCAAGCCGCAAGCAGTAAACTGTACCATTTTTAAAACTTTTACTTTTTACTATATTCATGATTGTATTTTTATGGGTTTTCCAGCTATATCTTCACAGACCGAGCAGGCTGGTTAACAAAGTTATTCCATATAAGCCATTGAAAACTCTTTCGGAATAAACCGCCCAACCGGGATAGGTTTGGCAGATTCAATGGCTGCATGGATTTCTCTTTTGTTGAACTCATGTCCCTTTTCTTTGGCTTGCTTCTCACATTCTTCCTCTTTATTTTTGAGGTAGTGGGTAATAAGCATCATCGCCCTATCAACATTAAAAGTATTCACTACGAATGTTTGAGTACGTTGCTCTTCGTCAAATGTGATTTTCGTTTCAATCTGATAGAACTTCTTTTCATCCGGTTTAGATTCTTCGTCACTATCCTCGGTCTCATCGTCCATCTTGTCAACGTACTCTGCCATTGTGATTTCATTTTTAAGATAAGCAATCGAAGCATCATCGACTTTACGCTCTTTCAGATTATCAGTAAGAATCACGCACGAATCAAACTCCTTTGCCATCGTTAAGGTGAATCCCGATTGATAATTAAGTTCAATGTAGTCTCTCAAAATAAGGCAGACATTCTCCAGGCCGGTAGCATAAAGCAGGAATTTGTACTTCTTGTCACCTATCTGTGCCTGTGCAAGATAGGGATATAAGAACTTGTTTTCGTTCTCAAAAGCTAAACGCTTCTGACTACTGACTTCCACTTCTTTGATGCCATCCGCTTCCATACTGAAACGAATTTTTGCCAATAGGTCTTGGTCTATCAGAGAACCACGATCAAAAAGGACTTCATTACGTTCAATGTTTACCGTTTCGCCGGTATCTTCATCTATGAAAGATTCCTCCCATGTTTTGAGAACACGCTTTGCAAGGTACATATTGAGCATCTTCTTTGGGTCGGATGTCACGTACCGTTTTTCTGTTTTTCTTGTTTCTATCATAACTAAATAAATTCTTGATTTCTTTGTATTTCCTGCTGGGCGTATATCAGCATCTGATGTTCATTTGCAGCCGGCAGATAGATACCTGCCACTGATGCACTCCAATTACGAAAACGGTCAATACTCAAAGTCATTTCACCTGTTGTCAGCTCGGCAGAACTTCTTAAGTAAGTTACTTCCTTAC